CAAAACACAAACTCGCTTTTTAAGGAGCTACTAAAATGACTAACCTTACAAGGTATACTGCTGCGGATCTTCCTGCACTGATGGAGAAGATTACTCGCAACTCTATTGGAATGGACGAATACTTTGACCGTCTTTTCCATCTTCACGAAACTACAACAAATTATCCACCTTATAACCTTATTCAAGTAAATAATGTTGAGTCGCATTTGGAAATTGCACTCGCAGGATTTAAGAGGGAAGAAGTCAATGTATTCACAGAGTATGGAAAACTTTTTGTCGAAGGGCAAAAATCCGATACTGAATCGGACGGGACGTTTATCCACAAGGGTTTGGCTCAAAGAAGTTTTAAACGAGCGTGGTCTTTATCAGACGATACAGAAGTCCGTGAAGTCATCTTTGAAGACGGATTACTTAGAGTTGTCTTAAGTAAAATTGTTCCAGAGCATCATGCAAGAAAAGATTATCTCTAAATAAAAACGAATATCGTCGCTAAAGGGGATAAGATGACAAAGACCATCTAATCCCCTATTTTTTTAAGCATGAAAACTTTTAATCAGTTTATTCGGGAAGTCAAAACTATTCCTTATCTGATGTCAAAAAAACATAAGATTTATGATAAAGGAAGAGTAACTAATGTTGGATCTGGAAGAGCAGTTCCAGACAGATCTCCTTCCAGTGCTGGTGGAGATGGAGATTGACAATTTGTATTAATTCACTTATACTGATAAAAACTGTTTTTGAAAATGAGCATTCGACTTGCGGTATTAAAATCTGGTGAAGATATTATTGCGGACATGAAAGAAATTCGCAGAGAAGATTCTGATGAAATAGTTGCATATCTTTTTGTGGATCCATTGGTATTAAAAACTTCATTCAAAAATGAACCAGTTGTCTTAACTGAAAATTCATTAGAGTCTGGTAACACGGCAACAATGAGCACTAAACTTGACATTAAGTTTTATCCATGGATTCCTCTTTCTGCAACAAATAGAATACCGTGTTCTGCAGATTGGGTCGTTACTGTTGTTGAACCAGTTGCAAATCTTAAAAATCTTTATTTGGAGAAGTTAAATGGAAGAGGAAGTGAAACAGGAAGTCAAAAAAACGAAATTAATCAAGAGTCTTTTGATTTCAACGAATGAAATTTTAATTTCTGAAATTGAAGAAGTTACATCTGAAATTGGTGAACCTGACTGCAAATTAATTAATCCATGTGTTATCAAAGATGACTTAGTTCCTTGGTTAAATGATGTTACAGATCAAACTCAATTTATGATTAGTTCTGATAAAATCATTACTTTGATGAATCCAAAATCATCACTTTTATTGAAGTACAAAAAACTTTTTTCTTGAATTATTTGTAATGTCTCAAAGATTTTATACTAATGTTCAACTTGTTGGAAATCAATTTCTTGTCCGTGGTTATGAAAATGGTAAAAGTTTTATAACAAGAGATGAGTGGAGACCAACTCTCTATGTTCCTTCAAAACAAAAAAGTAAATTTAAATCTTTGAGTGGAAAATATTTAGAACCAGTTGTTCCTGGTTATGTGCGAGATTGTAGAGAATTCTATAAAAAGTATGATGGAGTAGATGGATTTGAGATTTATGGTAACGATAGATACATCTATCAATACATTTCGGAAAATTATCCAGAAGAACGTATTGAATTTGATTTAACTAAGATTAAAGTAGCAACTCTTGACATTGAGGTTGCATCTGAAAATGGATTTCCAGATGTTGAAAGTTGCTCCGAAGAAATTCTTACTATAACAATACAGGATTACTCAACAAAAAAAATTATTACCTGGGGGATTTATCCATTTACAGTTAATCAGGATAATGTTAGGTATATTGAGTGTGGAACAGAGAAGCAGCTGCTATCAAATTTCATTGACTATTGGATGAACAATACTCCAGAAATTATTACTGGGTGGAATATTATGCTATATGATATTCCATACATTGTTGGTAGACTGAATCGCATTCTTGGTGAAAATTTGATGAAAAGAATGTCTCTTTGGGGACTTGTAAATTACAAAGAAATTTATATTCAAGGGAGAAAAAATACTTCTTATGACATTGGTGGTTTGACTCAACTTGATTATCTTGATCTCTATAAGAAATTCACCTATAAAGCACAGGAGTCTTATCGTCTGGATTACATTGCTGAGGTGGAACTTGGTCAGAAAAAACTTGATCACTCTGAGTACGAAACGTTCAAAGATTTTTATACTCAAAATTGGCAGAAATTCGTTGAGTATAACATCAAAGACGTAGAACTAGTAGATCAACTTGAAGATAAAATGAAGTTGATTGAATTGGCAGTGACTATGGCATACGATGCTAAGGTCAATTTTTCGGATGTGTATTCCCAGGTTCGTATGTGGGATACTATCATTTACAATTATCTCAAGAAAAAGAACATCATCATTCCACCTAAAGAGAACAAGAAAAAAAGTGAAAGGTATGCTGGTGCTTATGTGAAAGAACCAGTTCCTGGAAAGTATGATTGGGTCGTATCATTTGACCTCAACTCTCTATACCCACATTTGATCATGCAGTATAACATTTCACCAGAAACTCTTTTGGATGAGAAACATTCGTTAGCTTCTGTAGACCGTATTTTGAGTCAACAGATTAATTTTGAGATGTATAAAGACTATGCGGTGTGTGCGAATGGTGCAATGTTCCGTAAAGATGTTCGAGGATTTCTTCCAGAACTCATGGAGAAGATTTATAATGAACGTGTTATCTTCAAAGAAAAAATGCTTGCTGCTAAGCAGCAATATGAAAAAACTCCATCTAAAAAATTAGAGAAAGAGATTGCTCGTTGTAATAACATTCAGATGGCACGAAAGATTCAACTGAACTCTGCTTATGGCGCAATTGGTAATGAATATTTTCGTTATTATAAGTTAGAAAATGCGGAGGCAATTACTCTGTCTGGGCAAGTTGCAATTCGTTGGATCGAAAATAAAATGAATAGATACCTTAACAAATTGCTTAAAACTGAAAATGAAGATTATGTTATTGCTTCTGATACTGATTCCATCTATCTCAATTTGGGTCCTTTGGTTCAAACTGTATACAAGGGAAGAGAGAAAACTACTGAAGGTATTGTTTCGTTCCTTGATAAGGTCTGTAAAATGGAACTTGAAAAGTATATTGAGAGTTCTTACCAAGAGTTGGCAGAGTATGTGAACGCTTATGATCAAAAAATGTTCATGAAAAGAGAGAACATTGCTGATCGTGGAATTTGGATGGCAAAGAAAAGATACATTCTAAATGTTTGGGATAGTGAAGGTGTTCGTTATGATGAACCAAAACTTAAGATAATGGGAATTGAAGCAATCAAGTCTTCAACACCAGCACCTTGTCGTAAAATGATTAAAGATGCTCTTCAATTAATGATGACGGGTAGTGAGGATGATGTCATAGAATTTATTGATAGAAAGAAGAAACAATTTAAAACTTTGCCTGCAGAAACAATTTCATTTCCAAGGTCTGTCAATAATGTTGCAAAATATAAATCAAATTCTGCAAGTCAAATTTATATAAAAGCAACTCCGATTCAAGTTCGTGGTGCTTTATTGTTTAATCATTATATTAAAGAAAATAATTTGACTCACAAATATTCTTTAATTCAAAATGGAGAAAAAATTAAATTTTGCTATCTCAAAAAACCAAATCCAATTCATGAAAATGTAATTTCTTTCATTCAGGAATTTCCCAAGGAACTGAATCTTGACAAATACATAGACTATGAACTACAATTTGAGAAGAGTTTCTTAGAACCACTTAAATCAATTCTTGAGGCAATTGGTTGGAAAATAGAAAAAACTGTAAATCTTGAATCATTTTTTGCTTAATGGACTTCTTAAAAGATATTGTAAAAGAAATTGGTGGAGAATACACCCAACTTGCATCAGAGATTGATGAAACCGAAACTTTTGTGGATACAGGTTCGTACATTTTTAATGCTCTTGTATCTGGTAGTATATTTGGTGGTGTATCTGGGAATAAGATTACTGCAATCGCAGGTGAAAGTTCTACTGGCAAAACTTTTTTCTCTCTCGCCGTCGTTAAAAATTTCCTTGACAATAATCCTACTGGATATTGTTTGTATTTTGATACTGAAGCAGCAATCACAAAATCTCTTTT